CCTTAATATCTTCTTTTTGGTTGGATGACCTTGTAATCGATGGTCGGTTGTCAACGTAAATTATGTTTCCTGAATACTTTTCAGCTTCTGGGTTGGAAACACCATTAGTAAAAGTCTGACCAAGGTAATATGTTCTACTATTTATTACGGTAGAGACACCACTAAATGTAGTGCTAATAGAAAGATTTACTGATCCACCATTAATAACTAAACTTCCACCAGTTGATGGTGAAGCAGTAAATGCTTGTAATTTAAATCCATATGTTGGAGAAATTTGAGCAGTTCCTACAGTGTTAAATCCTGCAAGTGATCTATCTTGCCAATATTTCAAAACACCTGTTGTTTGGTCATAACTAACAACTCTACCAACAGCAGTTGTTCCTGTTGAGATTGTTTGTGTTACATACGCATCTGCTGTAAAGGTTGCAGTGCTATATCCCGTACCAACTAATCTAATTGCTCCTAAAGCACTTGCTTTATCTAGAGTAAGATTTGAAGTTGATCCGTATGATTTTGGATTTTCTACTATTCCAACTCTTGCGATTTCGTTTCCAGTGATAAAATCAGGATTTTCTACATCGTTTTCAATTCTAGAATAGAGAATGACGTTGTAAGCACCAAGTTCTCTATAAATGTCTGCTCCGTGACCTCCTTTTGGTGGTATAATAACATTAAAAGTTGGTCTAGTTGTTCCCGTTGGAACTCCACCGGCAACTAAATCTACACTTCCAAAGGTGTATCCAGATCCCTGATTAGATACTGTAACAGATTCAACTTTTGAATCGTTGTTGATTACTATAGTACACTCTGCTCCAGATCCATCACCTTTGATTGGAACTCTTGAATATGTTCTATTTGCGGTTCCCAACCCAACTCCGCGATTAGTAATAGTTACAATTTTAATTGATCCATCAACAGCGTTGTCTCTTATAGAAGCATTATCGGAAGAAGTGTCCCAATTTGCAGGGACTGATATAAAATCTGTTGATTCAAATTTTACAATTTCGGATGGTTTGACCGTGTACAAGTACTTCCAAACATATCCATCACCACTTGTTCCTGCTGCCCTTGGTTCCAAATCTGTAAAAGTTGGTTCGTCAAGAGATGGTTTTCCGCTAGGATTTTCTGGATCTATTCCATTTTGCAAACAAATATAAAGTCTATAGTCACTATTCAAAACATAATATGTTGAAGAATATAAATTAGTTGCACCAGAAACTTTAGCAGTATTTGATCTACTATAGTCATGACGATACATGTCATAAGTAGTTCCAGAAGACCAAAATCTCTTTGCAATAACTTGTCTTACATCTGAAGAATTAATTTTCTTCAGAGCAATCATAGTGTCCCAATAATCATTTTCTTGATCAAAATTGTCCTTTGGTGCTGGGGGATCAGAATTCCAACTCGTATCATAATCAGTTGGATTTGAAAGTCCAACAAAAGAATAATACGAGTTTGTGTCAGTTGCTATACCAGCAACAAAATTCTTCGCATTTAAAATTCTAATTTGATCAGTTATAATTGCGGACATTTTACAGTGGTTTTTTTTCTATTTATTAGTTATTATGTGGTATAGTTGGAGGATTTCAGTTGATTAAATCTTTGAACAATCAGAGAGGTGGTCAATCCAGTAACACCATTGCTGGTGTAAGCAGTGTAAGAATTTAAGTATTGTCTAGATGATAATGAAACTTTACCCCAACTATAATTACCAAAGTAATTTGAAGTTGAAATACCAGATCCAGTTCCAGTTACGAAGTCTTCAGAAACTCTAGCAAATATTCTTCTAACTGTAGTTGTAACACCAGCGACACTTACAGTTGCATATTCGGCAGAATCAACAAAGTAAACACCGTCAACAAATACTGTTGCAACGCCAACTGTTCCACCAGTAGAATCTAATGAAGTTAAGGTAGTTGATGCATACCCAACATTAGTGTTATAAACAATGAAGTAATCACTTACATCCAAAGAGCTGAGAGTCGTAATTCCTGCAAATCCAGTAATATCAGACTCTCTCAAGAATGAATTATATGGAATATGCAAATCAAATATTACTTGTGTAGATCCAACGCCAACCGAAGTTGTTCCAAATCCAACGATTATTCCACTATCACCAACAAAAGTAGTTACAGAATTATCTTCTTCAACGGAGGATGGTGGAGTAATCAGAACAACAGGTGGATTAGTGTTTGTATAACCAACTCCAGCACCAGTAATAGTTATACTAGATACTGTTCCTCCAACAGAAATAGTTGCAGTCGCTGTTGCTTGAGTTGTAGTTGCTATACCGACAGTGCTTGCTATGCTGACTGTAGGTGTCGTACTGTAACCAACTCCACCATCTGTTATTTCAATGGAAGAAATAGTTCCAAGACCAGAAACTACCGCTGTTGCAGATGCAGATACTTTACTATCCTGCGAAATAAACTTAACTTTGTTTTGGAATGTTGATGGTGAAGTTGCACTTTCATTTTGTGGATCAAAGAAAGGTCTTACATTATCAACGTAAATTTGGGTTGATCCAACACCAACAGACCTAGTAATATATGCATATGGGTTGATTCTTGGTTCGTAAAGAGGTCTATCTTTACCAACTTCTTTTTCATCAATAATTTTATCTTCAGTTTGTCTGCACCAAACAACTGGTCTTAATAAGTTTGTATCAGAAACATTTCCAGGACCATAATATGGGTTTGTCGTAACAACATTAGTTGACTTGATAGTGTTGACATTTCTAGTCTCCTCTTGTAAATATGATTTTTGTCCAACAGAAGAGTCATATCCTATCGTCAATTCATCTCCAACCTTTACACTCTCCGTAATGTCGGTCAGAACAACATCATTATCACCAGTTCCTTTGTAGAAGATAATTCTAACTCTATCTACTGCTCCATTTTCTGGATCATTTTTCAATGGTTCAGAGAATGTTACTTCACTGCCACCTTCAAATGTGTAACCTTTGCCAGGAACCTGAAGAATATCATTAACAAAAATAAGTAGTACATCCTGTACATCAATATTAGATCCTTTTGCAGCAACAATAGAAACTGGATTTCCATCTACAGAAAGTGGGAAGGACAATCTATTTCCATTTGCATATTTCATAACATCATCTAAAACTTGCAGTGTTCCTAAAGACCATCCAGAGAAATCATCTTTATCAAGTCTTTGAATTGTTAAATTAAATTCTTTAAATGTCTTTGTTGGATCAGTAGGAATTCCTGCTAATCCTCCAGTTGGAACAGTCAATATTTCTCCAACGCCATATGCAAATCCAGTATTTGTAATTTCAAAATCAATTACACTAGATCCTTGTCCAACGACAACATTAACTTTTGCACTTTGTCCTGCCCCAACTGAAGAAGAACTATATTCCAAATCAAGATTAGAGTAAGAAAGTGGTGAATCAAAGAATATGTCTGGTGGATTTGATGTGGTGTAACCAGTTCCTGGATTTGTGATTGCAACACTTACGATGTGACCAGCACTTATAACTGCTGTTCCAATGCTGACTCGATTAATTCCAGTCAACGATGAAGTTCCAACACTAACGTTTACGGTTTGAACGCCAACTCTATATCCAGATCCAGAATTACCAATACTTACTGAAGAAATTGTTCCAAGTCCAGAAATAATTGCAGTTCCTCCAGCAGCAACCAATGGTTGATATCCAAATCCTTCAGTTGATCCAACAGAGACTATTATTCCTCCAACAGGAACATTAGAGGTATTTACGTCACTGAAAATAGACGTTGCAGTTCCAGTAAACCTAACTGTGGTTACTCCTGCTATCTCATTTAATTCATAGTCGTAGATATTTCCGGGAGTTTGGAAAACATTATTAATCAGTAAAACTGCATTTGTTGTTGTTATTCCAGTCACATTAGATTGATTTTCAGTTAATTCAAATGATCTTGTGGTTCCATCAAATCCTTGTGATATATCATCAAAAATATAGTTGTCGGAATATGTTTCTCTGGTTGTTTCTATAACTCCAGTTCTTAAGAAGGTTCTACCGTGGAAAGAAGACCCTGTTGCTATTCCTGTCCAATCTCTTTCATCTGGAGGATTTGATGATCCACCACCAACTGGAGTTGGTCCGTATGGAGGTTCAGAGAAAGTAATAACATTATTGATAATGTTATAGTTTCCTTCAATCTTTGTTACGAGTGCGCCAGTGCTTGCAACTCCAACTTCAGTTCCAAACCACCCTCTTCTTACCAAGAAAGCATTGGTTGATCCAAAACCAACACTTCGTATCTTCATAATTTCATCATTTACTTTTACAGTATCTGCACCAAAGAATGAAGTTATACCGCTAAAGAAAATTACATCATCTACAGTAGTAATGTTTCTTGCAAGAGTTTGAGTTATTGCAGTAGAAACAATAGGAGACTGTATCACATTATCAATAGTAACAATACATTTTGTATTCTGATCTTGTGCAATAAATCTGTGAGAAGTTCCAACTCCCACACTTTCAATGTCCAAATATTCTGGAACAAGTTTTAAAGCATTAGTCGCACTTGAAGCAAGTCTGATTGTGTCTTCATCAACTTTAATTACAAATACATTAGAAGGTAAGAATGATGTTGTTCCAAGACCAACTCCAGATCCATCTAAATCAAAACTTGTTGAAGCAATTCCAATAGCGGATGCCTCTGTTCCTTGGTGGTTGTATGTAACTTTTTGTCCAGAAACAAAGAAGTGATTTGGTATTGAAATTGTGTCTTGTGTAACATCAACAACGGTTGAAGAACTTCCAACAAAATATTTTTCAAATATAGGACTTGTTTTATGTTTTAAATCAAAAGATCTTCTAATTGTATTTTCAGTTCCAGTGTATGATCCAAAGTTAGTCTCTATTGTTCCATTATTAAAACTGATTATATCTTTATCGTCATCTTGAATTTTCAATGCGTTCATGTAGACTCTTACTTCAGCATCTATACCCGCTAATGGTGTATAGAGAAGTTCAACTGTTCCAGCAGAAGAAACTCTTGTACCAAGTGTTCCCAAACCAACAGAAGTTTCAACATTTCCATATTCAACATCATAAGTGTCACCAGAAGAAGTGCTTTCCTCGTAATCATCTACAACAACAAACTCAGACATTTGATATCTATTATTTGTTGTATCGGAAATTTGAACAACAAAATATGCCGCATCATATCCTGCTGGATATGTAATAACTGTGTTTATTCCTGGAGACCCCGAAGAAGTGATTGAAGTAAATCCAGATTGTATTCTGGCATGTTTGAGATCGACTGTTGCAATTCCTGTTGGAGATTCTGTTGTTATAGCAACTTGAATTGTGTTGATGGTTAATGCAAGTCCAACATTGTTTGGAATAAAGTCAACTATCAAATTGGATCCATCAAGGTATGGGACATATGTTCCAAATCCAGAAATTTCACCATCATCAATACTTGTAGTTACTTGACCGTAGTCAGTCATGTAAACATCAGTTCCATCATGAATAATGTTTAACTCATCAAATTCATACTCATTGTTGACAAAATCTGCAGCAGAAACTAACACTTTTACAGATCTGTATGTACTTGCTATAGAGACGATTGTTGTGCTCGCTATACCAACAGATGTTACACTACTTGT